CAGGACTGAATCGGCGCGTGCCTACGTCGAAGGTGAACGTAAAGCGTGGGATGAGTCCGGCGTGGTGCAGGGCAAGAAGTGGCTGCTCGCTCCTGATGCCTGCGAGTTCTGCCAAGAGGTGGCGAAACAATTCAACGACAAGACCATAGCGCTCAACGATCCGTTCTTTGCGAAAGGCTCCGTGCTGACCGTAGGCGGCTCGACGATGAAACTTGACTATACTGATGTGCAAGGCCCGCCGCTTCACCCTAATGATCGGTGCGACCTCGTGCCGGTACTTGAGGACTTCACCACCTAAGGAGCAGACCATGACTGACGACACCCGCAAAATCATTCTCGCACTTGCCATCATTGCGGCCATCGTGCTGATGGCATGGACACCGGGCCACGTTGCCCGCACGCGAAACCACCGCTCAGCCGAGGCCATCTCGATCTGTGGCTGGCTCTCCCTGTTTCTCTGGCCGCTGTGGCTGGTCGCAGTGATATGGGCACACACCGGAGAACACGCACCTCGCAGGCGAGTGACGCCACGCCGAACAAACACCAGCGGCCGCCACCTGTCACGCGGACAGTCTGACGCGGCTGATGCACTTGAACAAATGGAATAATTATGAACCGCAAAACATTTACCGCAGACCTGACAACCGAAGGCAAGACCTTTTCGGCGACAATCACTACGAACGGCATGGACCTCGACCACGATGTGCTGTTGCCCGAGGGCATGATTATTACAGACTTTGAAAAGAGAAAAACGATATTTTGGAACCACGACTACAACAAGCCGATTGGCAAGTCGCTGAGCCTGACCAAGAGCCGTGACGCATGGGTGTCGAAGGCTATGCTGGCCTCGCGGCCCGATGACCATCATGGCGAATGGTTCCCCGATACCGTTCACTCGCTGATGAAGCAGGGAGTCATCAGGGGCGTGAGCGTTGGGTTCGACCCCATCGAGGTGCGCCAACCGTCGAAAAAAGACATCGACCAATTCGGCAAAGGCGTGAAGCGCGTAATCAATAAGTGGAAGTTGCTCGAGTTCTCCATCGCGCCGCTGCCCGCGAACCAGGACGCGCTCATTTCGGCGGTGAGCAAAGGGCTGATGACCCAGGTGCAGTGCAAGAGCATGTTCAATGTGGACATCGCACCGTTGCCGGTCGAAGTCGTCAAGCCACGCCGCAAGTTTTTCGTGGTGACCTACGAGGCAGAGAGGCCGCGCGTGAGCGTGAAGCATCTGGTGAGCGAGGCCGTCACCGTCGCGTTCGCAAAGCGGCGCGGGCAGATGGCTATTGACTGATCGGCGAAGTTCTGGTATCATCATCTCCGCTGTTCGCCGATCCCCTTACTTTAACTACAACCCACTGCCGCGCACGGAACGTCTAACGGCGAACAGCATCCGTGTGCGGCGGCTATTGGACTCGTCATGAGAATATCACCCGAGTTTCGCAGACTTATCCCGCCGCTTGGCGCGGAGGAATTGTCGCAGCTTGAGGCGAACATCATCGCCGATGGTTGCCGCGATCCGCTTGTCACGTGGGAAGGCATCCTCATCGACGGCCACAACCGCTACGACATCTGCATGAGGCACGGTCTGCCGTTCAACGCGGTAGCGATGGAGTTCGCCGACCGTGACGCGGTACTCGTCTGGATAATCCGCAACCAGTTTGGCCGCAGGAACCTTGCTCCATTCACGCGCGGAGAACTGGCGCTGAAGCTTGAGCCGTTGATTGCTGCGAAGGCGAAGTTGAATCAGGTAGAAGGCGGGAAAGAAAAGGTTGTGCAGATTTCTGCACAACCTGCTATGAAGACCCGCAACGAACTTGCCAGACTCGCAGGCCTATCGCATGACACCATCGCCAAGGTGAAACTCATCGAGAAGCACGCGGACGAGCCGACGAAGGAACGGCTGCGAACGAATCAGACGAGCATTCACAAGGAAGCGAAAAAGATAAAGGCAGAACAGCACAGGGCTGACACTCCGGTTGAATCGAAGAGGCACGAAAGCTGCACGGATGACCTCAACGACTTTATTCGTGATGGCGTGAAGTTTGGGACTATCTACGCCGATCCCGCGTGGAAGTACGGAAATCAAGCTACGCGGGCATCGACAGACAACCATTACGGAACTATGACAGTCGATGAAATCTGCGCGTTGCCGGTGAAGGAACTGGCCGCAGAAGATGCTTATCTTCACCTTTGGACAACGAACGCTTTTCTGTTTGAGGCCAAGCGAGTAATGGAATCGTGGGGATTTGAGTATAAGAGCGTCATGGTATGGGTTAAGCCTGAAATGGGAATCGGCAACTACTGGCGAGTGTCGCACGAGTTTTTGCTGCTTGGCATCAAGGGCAAGCCAAAGTTTGCCGACCACTCAATCAAAAGCTGGCAAGAGGTGAGCAGGGGCAAGCACAGCGCGAAGCCCGAACTTTTTCGCCAACTTGTGGAGAGAGTAAGCCCTGGCCCGTTTCTCGAAATGTTTGCAAGAGTCGCTCCGCATGGATGGTCGGCGTGGGGTAATCAAATCCAAGGAAGGGAGATGTATGAGACCGCACTTTAATTTACAGCTATCAAAGGGGCTGAAATCTGAGGCAAGGGTTATTGAAATCATCAGTGACGCAGGTTTCAAAATAACACATAGGGGAGCCAACCACCGTCACGATGTTTGTGTGGTGGCTCCAAGCGGGCTGGTGTTCAGAGTCGAGGTTAAGAACGAGGACGCTTACGCAGACAGCGGAAACATTCTCGTTGAACTGCGGCAAGGATCGCCGCCAAAGCCATCAGGCTTATCGAGCAGCGAATCAACGATATGCGTGCATACGCTTGGAGATGCTGCTGCTTTGTATCGGTCGCAGGAGATGCGGATTTACTTGTCCGCCAGCCTCATTGCGAAAAATGTTTCGTATAGCAACCTTGGCGTTTTTGGAAAATCAGATAACAATAATCGCGGAGTGAAGGTGAGGCGAGGCATGTTGGATGGGTGGCCGTGGTATGACGAACTTCCGCTGGAGGATGTGGCCAAGTCGAAACTTTGGCGATTCTAATTTGGTAGGGTGTGGTGTCAACCCGGCATAACCGCCGGGTTTTTTACTTGACACTTGCGAAATCATCGTTATGCTATTTGCTGATACTGATCGAGCTGGATGAACCAGAGCCATGATCGAGCCGGTGCAAAGCCGGATGAATCATTTCTACGGTCGAGCCAGATGAATCAGACGTGTTACGAAACGTCTATTTTCATCTGGAGCATCGACATGAATTTTCTCAAGTTTCACAAGCTCGTAAAAGCACTCGGCATTGCTGAGGCTTTTGCGATGGCCGTCAAAGACCTTGGCAGTCACAAGAAGGCCGTCGCCATGATCGACGGTCAAGAAATCACCGACGCTGATGGCGTTGCCATCGACATTCAAACCATCGAACTCGGCGCAGGCAGCAAGGCTGAGGACGGCGCTGAGGAAGAGGAAGAGGACGAAGAGGCGATGACCCCCAAGGCCATCGCGCAGCTTGCGGCTAAGTCTGCTGCTGAGGCCATCGCGTACGCATTCCCATCTGACGGCAAACCCCGCATCAGCGGCGGCACCTTCCGCAACGACGACGAACGCAAGTTCGGCTGGTCGAACTTCGGCGAGTTTGCCAAGGGCGTGAAGAGCGCAAGCAAGGGCGGCAGCGGCACCGTTGACAAGCGGCTGATGACCAAGGCCCCGACCACCTACGGCAACGAATCGACCGGCGTTGACGGTGGCTTTGCGGTGCCTCCTGACTTCGTGAACGCGGTACGCGAAAACACGCAGGCTGAAGATTCTCTTCTGTCTCGCACTGACAACCACGTAACCAGCAGCAACAACGTCACGATCCCCGTTGACACGAACGCCGACTGGGATTTGACGAACGGCATCCAGGCTGACAGCAAGGGCGAAGGCACGCAATACACGCAGAGCAAGCCGATTCTGGGCGAGCACAACGTGCGCCTGCACAAGATCACCTCTCTCGTGCCGATCACTGACGAACTGCTCGAAGATTCCAGCTTTCTTGGCACCTACCTCGCGCGCAAGGCCGGTCGTAAGATTGACTTTGAAGTGAGCCGCCAGATCATCAACGGTGGCGGTAGCGGTGAGATGCTCGGCATCCTCAACGCGCCTTGCACCATCAGCGTGGCCAAGGTTACCTCGCAGGACGCGACCAGCTTCGTCGCGAAGAACGTCATCGCCATGTGGTCGCGCCTGTATGGCCCCCACGCAGGCAACGCGGTGTGGCTCATCAATCAGGATGTCATCCCGCAGCTGCACGACATGTCACTCC